GAGGATGAGCCTGGTGTTCTACAGATGCGAGAATATTATTAGGGGTAAACATGAGTAGTGCAAAAGAAAAATATTTAGAGGATCAATCTTATAGAATTGATAAACAAACTACAGATAAGGCTAAGAAAAAAATGGAGGATTCCATTAACGCAGAGTTTGATCGTAGGGTCGAACAAGGTAAATTAATAATAGAAGGTGATAATTATAGAAAGAGAAAACTAACTGATGACGAACAAGCAGACGTTGATGCGGTCGATGCAGCGCTAGCGAAAAGAAACGCTAAGAAAGACGGTTCGCGAACCGGTGTCCGTGGAACTGGCGCAGCTAAAAGAGGCTTTAGAAAAGCAAGACTTAGCTAATGGCTAAAAAGAAAAAGTTTCAATCAGGACGTGCAAGCGCATTAGATGATCCTAATTCTCTTAATGTTATGCCTCCTTTTAAGTCACCCGACATGGGCTTGGGCAGTGCGCCCATTGGAGATGTAACACAACTACTTCCATTATTAGCTATGGGTGCTTTTGCATCCGCTCCTGCACTTTTGAAAAGTGACAAGAAAGAAGAAGATGTAATCTATACTCCAGGTGGTATAATTATTAGACCTCCAGCAGGGCTTACTGATGAAGAAAAGAAAGAATTAGGATTAGATGGATCTCCTGTAGGTGGTGGAACAACAACATTAAAGGAAGAAGAAAAATTTCCACAAACCACAGGTGGAGATATGCCTGAACCAGTTGATACAAAACCAGTTCCATTTCCGTTGCCTGAAGAAAAAACATTTGAAGACATGACTGCGGGCGGTGGTTTCACTCCTCTTAAAGACGAAGAAAAAATGCCAACCATACTAACAATGGCTGATAAGAAACCATCTAAAGCATTAGTAAAAAAGAACATGATGGAGTCTATAGATGACATAGACACAAGAAATTATAGTGATGAAGAAATTCAACAAATCCGTGAGACAGGTCAATACATACAACAAAAAACTTTTATGAATCAACGATTCAATAAAACAGAGGATTATATTAAATCAAACTATTCCGGTGATGAAAAGAAAGCCTTAAATGATTGGGTTAACGAACTATATGCTTCCGACAAAGGTTTAAATTTAGAGCTCCGTGATTCCGGCGCAGCTGGTGCATTAAACGCACTTAATTCAACTAACCAAACAAATAGGCAATTTAGTGCAAAAGAAATATTAGAATTGTTTCAATCACCAGATTTTCCTGGGCGTCAATTAAGAGTTGACGCTACAAGTTATGACATCCTTGGTGGAGAATCAAATCAACTTCCACAAGCAGTTAACAATGCAAATATATTTTTAGATAGATTAACTATAGCTCAACCTGGACCATTTTCTGATTTTATGGAAAGAGTTAAGGACATGGATAGAAATTATATTAATAGATTAAATGAAGCAACTGACAGTGAAACAGCTGGCATGATTATAGATGAAAGAAATGCTGCACTTCTTGATATTATAGATGAGTCAGGAATTCCTAAACAACAACTAGTAGCTAGAGAAGAATATACTAGATTTCAAGATAACTTTAGAACTGTAAGAGAAGCAGCCACAAGAGGCACATTTATAAATGATCATATAAGTGTTGGAACTCCAGGAACAAAAACTGAAGAGTACATAGTTATGACTCACAATTTTAATCCTCAATATGGTCAAGCAAATCAATTACCTGAACATAACACAAGTCACCCTACTGGAGATCATACCATAGCTTTTTCAAGATCTAGATTAATTACTAATGAGGCTTTTGGTAAAGAGGAAAACCAAGGAATTGTAATAATGGAAATGCAATCAGATGTTCATAGAAGACTTAAGTCAAAAGATATTGAATATCCGTCTGAAGCAAATGATTTTAAAGGTGGTGCAAACTTCTATCCGTTTGGTGGAGGTGCTCAGTATTGGGTTAAGCAAGTTTTAAAAGATAATATTGAAAATGCTGTAAATCAAAATTTAGACTTTGTCGGTTGGAACCCTGGCGAAGTTGTTTCTGTTTATGAGCAAGCTGAAAATGCAGATGATAGAAAAGGTTACAACACTATTTACAATGCTAAGACATCAGAGTTTATTAAGAAAATAAATAAAGATATTGCACAAAGAGGTAAGCAATTAGGATTAAGTGAAGAGCAAATTAAATCTGCGCAACTTGTTGTTAAAAATGATGGGCGATATGAATTTCCTAGTAATGATGTGCACAGACGTAGTAGCTATTACGATGAGCCTACTTCTAGTAGATATGTAGAAAAGTTAGATCAAATTGAGAATTTAGATAAATACGTTAAAGTGGGTAAAAATAGAAATCTAATTTTAGATAATATGCCATACATTGATTTAAGAGCTGAGGGATTTGATATTGAGCTGTTTAAAAAGATTGGTTTGCCACAGTTTAAAAAGGGTGGTAAAACAAAAGACAAAATGGGTGACCCCCTTATTGACATCGAAATATTCATGAGAAGTGTATAATGGCTATAGATAAAAAAATAAATCCACCAATTGAAGAGCTACCTAGAATAGATCAATATGCTGGTGGCACAGTTGATGTTGATGTTCAAAGCGGCCAACCTCAAGGGATAACAATGCTTCAAGATGGTGGAGCTATGCTTGGAGAGAGTATGATGCAATCAGCTCCAGAGCATGATTCTAATTTAGCAGATTTTGTAGATGAGACGGAACTTGAAAAAATTTCAAGTGATTTGCTTAGTGATTATTTGAATGACAAAGAAACAAGAAAAGATTGGGAAGAAGGATACACACAAGGATTAGATCTTTTGGGTTTTAAATACGAAGATAGATCACAACCTTTTCAAGGCGCTAGTGGTGTAACACATCCGTTACTTGCAGAATCAGTAACACAATTTCAAGCACAGGCTTACAAAGAACTATTACCTCCAGGTGGTCCTGTGAAATGTAATATTGTGGGCGCTGAAAATCCAGCAGTTGAGGATCAAGCAAAACGTGTTAAAGAATTTATGAATTATCAAATTACATCTGTAATGGAGGAATATGATTCTGACATGGATCAAATGCTTTTTTTCTTAGCTCTAGCGGGATCTTCATTTAAAAAAATTTACTATGATACAAACATGGGTAGAGCCGTTGCAAAGTTTATACCAGTCGAAGATTTAGTCGTACCCTATCACTCAACAGATTTAGAAACTGCTCCTAGGATTACACATGTATTAAAACAAAACAAAAACGATGTAAGAAAAAGTCAGGTCAGTGGTTTTTACAGAGATGTAGAATTAGACGTAGTTAATAAGCAAGACAGAATACAAGAAACATATGATAAAATAGAGGGAGTAACTCCTAACGATAGCACAAACTACAATGATCAATGCACATTACTAGAGATGCATTGTGATCTTGATATTCCTGGTTTTGAAGACATTGGAGTAGATGGTGGCCCTACAGGTGTTAAGTTACCTTACATTGTTACCATAGATGAGGGCTCAAGAAAAATTTTATCTATTAGAAGAAACTATGCAGAGAATGACAAGTTAAAAAAGAAAATACAATACTTTGTTCATTATCGTTTTTTACCTGGACTTGGGTTTTATGGTTTTGGTTTAATACATATGTTAGGTGGATTATCTAGAACTGCTACTTCAGCACTACGACAATTAATTGATGCAGGAACATTATCAAACTTACCGGCAGGTTTTAAAGCAAGAGGCCTGCGTATTCGTGATGACGACAATCCTTTACAGCCAGGTGAATTTAGAGATGTAGATGCACCAGGGGGAGATCTAAGACAAAACTTTGTGCCATTACCATACAAAGAACCAAGTCAAACTTTGATGCAACTTTTAGGGTTTTGTGTTGATGCTGGTAAAAGATTTGCTGCCGTAGCTGACGCAAAGATTGCAGATTCCAATAATGCTAATCCTGTTGGCACAACAATGGCGATGATTGAACAAGGCACTAAAGTTATGAGTGCTATACACAAAAGATGCCATTATGCACAAAAGATAGAGTTTAAATTATTAGCTAGAATATTTCAAATATATCTGCCACCTGTATATCCATACAATGTAACAGGGGGACAAAGAGAAATTAAGACAACTGATTTTGATGATAGAATAGATATCATACCTGTATCTGATCCTAGCATTTTTTCAATGTCACAAAGAATACAGCTTGCACAATCTCAATTACAATTAGCACAAACAAATCCGCAAATGCATAATTTGTATGAAGCTTACAGAAGAATGTACCAAGCTTTAGGAATTCAAAACATCGATGCTATTTTACCTCCACCTGCACGCCCTGCACCAAAAGATCCAATTACAGAAAATGCAGAATTATTAAATAAAAAAACTGCACAAGCTTTTGCAGATCAAGACCACGTCTCACACATTTCTGCTCAC